AGTTGTTGTCGCTGGATATCATGATTCGCGAGCGTGGAATAAGGCGCGATTGCCGAAACGCCTCCGGTTTGCAGTGCCGTTTTGCCGATTGCCGCCAGGTCGGGCTGACCATCTGGCCCAAGCGGGATGCCGTTCTGGAACGCATCCTGCTGGCGCCGCTTATAGGCCTCGTCGAGGCCGGACCAATAGGCATTGGGCAGGTTGGCTATCTGGTTGGCAAAGTTGGTGGCATCGGGCGGCCCTTTGGCAATCAGCAAGTTGAGACTGTCGGCGGGGGTAATGGTCATTGGTTATGCCGCTGCAAAGGCCTTGGCCGCCGCCGTGCCGGCACCAATGAGCGTGTTCCAGAAGTTCTGGGACGCCTGCTGCGGGGCCAGGGCAGCCGCTGCGTTGGCATTGCCGATGCCAGTCTGGGTCGCCTGCGCGGCCTGTCCCTGCTGCCCGTAAAGGCCCGCCAGGCCAGTACCGAGTTGGCCGTACATGCTGGCCGCGCCGCCCACTGCGCCCTGATTGGCGCTAAGATAGGGCGACAGTCCGGAGACGTAGGAACCGTATTTCTGGTTGGCATAGTCGGTGGCGAGCTTGGTGGTGTCAGCGATGGTGTTGCCCGAGTTGAGCATGCCGCGAGAGGCAGCCCGCCGATCGTTCTGATTGAGGGTCTGGTTCAAGCCCTCCTGATAGCCGGGTGTCTGCGTGAACAATTGCTGCGCCCGCGCAAGCCCTTCCGGGCCATTGGCGCCGGTAGCGTCGGCATAAGCCTGCGAGCCTGCCTGCGTGCTCTGGATCAGCGGCGAATAGAGGTTTTCACCCTGCTGGACGTTTGAGGTCAGCGCATTGGCACCCTGCCCGTACAGATTGGACAGTTGTTGATAGCCTTGGTTGAGGCCGGCGGTCTGGGCCGCTGCAGCGTTCTGCGCGGGCTTGCTGGAGAACAGGTCAAATATTCCTATGACACGGACTCCTCTCCTAGGGCTGTGGACCCTAGAATACCGTCAGGTACTCTTGCCACAACGCACCCCTAGACCTCCGTGCGCAGCGTACTAACGATCTGCCGCAAGATAACGAGCCACGAATACCAGTTAGGGTCGAGCAGGCCCGTTTTTGGGTCCACCAACGGCACGTTCGGCGATGGCATCGGCGGCAGCGCGGGTGAGGTCGTGGCCATCAGTCGGCTCGCAACTGTGTGGCCTGATCACCGCCCATCAGGCCAACATGCACCGGGTCGGTGACATCGAGCCGCCACCGCCGGCCACCCGGTCCTGCCATGCCGGTGCGCGTGACGGTCACCCGCTGTTCGGCGCGGCCCTGCGATCCCAGCGGACGATGCAATGGGTTTGACCAGAGCACGCCGCCGTTATCAGACCAGGAGATCCGCACCCGCGGCTGCGTGGCGATCGGGTCCGGCCCGGTGGCGATGCCGGTGCCGGTGGCGAAGTCGAAGTCAGCGCGCGGGACGACGGTACGGTTGGGAAACTTGGCGACCGGACCGCTCTCGAGGCGATAAAGCAGCGGGTCGCCGTCCTCGGTGTGGTTCATGTTGTCGACGGCGAGCAGTTTGCTGCCTGATACAGTATCGCTGTCTGATATGGTATCGCCGACGATCCATTGGCCGAAGGCATAGACCGCTTGGGTACCACGCCAGCGCGGGATCAGGTAAGAGGCGCGCTCGTTCCATTTCTGGGTGTTGAGATCGAACTCCCAGCTCCAGTCGGGACACGACAGCACCCATTTCGGGTGACCGCCGCTGATGTAGACGCAAGCCTCGAGCGTGTTCTTGTCGGCGACGGCGGCAATCAGCCGATCGAGTTGTGGCGGTGAGACCTTGTTGGGCTGGTAGCCGTTGAGGATCACGACGGTATTGTCGTCTGCCACCCACAGCAGGCCCTTGCCGCCAAAGCCGTCCTCGTGCCCGGCGACAGCGTAGCGGCCGGCCAGACCCGTCGACATCGAGTTCACCAGTGAATAAGGAAACGCCGGCGGCGTGTTGGCAGTGTCCTGATAAATTTCTATCGATGACGGACCGAAAATATAGAGTTGGTCTTGCCACGGAATGGCGCGCAGAGCGCCGTCGGGCTTGGCCTCCGCCACCGTGAAGGAGAGCGACTGTACGACGACCGAGTTGAGATCGGAGGCAAAGACGGTGCCGTCACCGATAGTGAAGAAGAAATAGCCGTGCTGGAAACAGACTGAGTTCGCCACCGCACCACCGTTGACATCAGCGTCGGCAAAGAGCGAGACAGCGCTCGACGTGACCGTGTAAACGCGGTGATCGGGATCGATAAATACGATGTCGGGCGTAGGCTTGTTGTTGCGTGCCCAGAAGCCTTTGGACGTAGGAGTAGCCACCGGATCAGTCGATGTCAGCACCGTCTCGGCACCGGCACTGTTGAATGTGGCGACGTGGCCGTTCCAGGCGGTGTAGAGCGTGCCGGCGACGAATAGGCCGCCGCAGAAACTCTCCTGGGTCGAGGTTGCAAACCGCGTCAGGCCGGGACAGCGCGCCCATACGGCACGCCCGTCACCGAGCGGCTCGGCGAAACAGTTGAGCAGGCGGCCGGCGCCTTCCTGCGGCACACGGCCAGGGGCCGACGACAGCGGGAAGGGTATTGCGGTCATTAGAAGTATTCCGAGCGCATGGTCTCGTAGGTCGGACCGCCCCGCGCCGCCACACGCAGCTGTTGCATTGCCCGTTCCTGCATGGCGACATTCATCGGCTTGCCAAAGTCGTCGGCGGCAGTCTCAGCGATATAGACAACGAGTTGATTGAAGATGGTGTAGGGAAACTCGTCGTGGTCCTGCAGGCGGATGACTTCCTGCCCTACTAGGTCATCCAGACATTGGTCGATCATGCCATCGATTTTGGCGACATCCTCGGCCGAGTTAGACTGCCCCGCGCCAGGCAGGCCGAGTTTAGCCAGAACCGCATCGATGAGTTCAGGCCGCGTTGCTGTCGATGGCATCAGGTTTTACCTTCGCTGGACGGCCGGGACGGCGCTTCGGCTCCGGCGCTTCGTCGGCCGGCTCGGGCATGTGCTCCTCGTCGTACTTGGCCTGCTCGGATGCGGTGAGTTCAACATCGAAGGACGACATGTTGATTGCCTTGTTGATGATCCACCACTCCGTGATGCTGGTAGGCTTGCCTTTATCGAACCGGCGATCGCCAAAGATCATGACGTAACCCGGACCCATGCCGCTGCCGTCCTCGCGCTGATGGGCCGCGTCCTCACCCCTCCAAGTAAGTTTTGCCATTACGCCGCCTCCGCTTTGGTGGTTTCCATGTCGGCGAGGCATCGGTCGTGACAGACGTTGCCGTCGTAGTGCCGCAACCGGATATCGGGATCGACCCAGCAGTGGCCGCCGATCTCGCGCCACTTGCGGCAGAAGTTGTAGTCCTCGCCTTCGTCCTGCAGTTCGGTGCCGTCATCGATGAGATCGAGCCAGAACCAGGTTCGCATCGGATAAGTCTTGGGATCGCCTTGGCAGGTATAAGGACTAGTGACCTTTTCCAGCCGAGTGAACACGTCGGCGCGAATGGCGAAGAATGCTGTAGCAATACCATCTGCCTTCCATAGGCGTCCCGGTTTGGTGAAGGCTCCAATCATCGGCCCTTGCGGCCATTGCAGGGCAACGTCTGGCTCCTCGTCCCAACGATGGTGCCGCTTGGCGGGAGCGCCGCCCACTACCTCAACGCCATGGTCGATCAGTTTGAAGAAGTCGGGCGCGTTCCAGGCGATGTCGTCATCGACAAAGACGATCCAGTCGCATTGGTCTGCTAGCGCCGCCGCCACCAACCGGTTGCGCACCCGCGGCAGCACGGCACAGCCGGGAGCGGTATAGTGGCTGATATTTATGCCCCGTTGTGACGAGAGCTTAAACGTCTCGATCACCGCCAGCATATGCTGATGATGCACGGTACCGTTCCGGCAAGGCGTGCAGAGGCCGACGCGCATGCATACTCCTGAAGATGGGAGCCGGCTTCTTAACCGGCTCCCTGTTGTTGATCACTCGACCGGGAGATATTCCACGATCGCGTAGCCAGCGCCGGTGGTCGCCGCCGTGCCAGTGCAGGTGTAGGTGGCGATTACCGAGGTATCGGCCGTTGGGTTCACGGTCGAAGACGTAGCCAGTGCAGTGCCGCCGGTGATGACGCCGACGGCAGTTAGCGCGATACCGGTGCCGAACGAGGCATCAGAAGCCGTGGTACCGATCTTGATCGTGTTGGTCGTGCCGTAATTGTAAAGCGTCGAAACGACGATGTAGGTGCGCAGCACGATGGCCTTGGCCGGAAGCGTCCCGACTGGCACGACCGCCGTGATGCCGTCATTGAAGGAGAGTGGAGCACGCAGGTATTGCACGGCCTGGATGCTGTTACTTCTTGCTGGGATTGTTGCCATGATCTGAGTCCTTTTCTACTTAGACATCGGCCGTGGCACAGAAGAAGCCAGTGGCGATCGACCATTCCCTAAGATTGCCGGCGATGGTTTTCTTGAACATCTTGCCAATGCCGTAGGCCATCTCGACACCGACACCTCGCAGGAACTGATAGTCGGTCTCGTCGCGCTGGGTGGGACGCGCCATCTGTCCCCAACCGAAGGCCATAGCACCTTGGCCGCACATCCAGACCGGACGCGCGTCGACGCTGCCGCCGTAGTTCGCAGCGGTGTAGTAGGCCGGTGCGAGCGTATCGATCTCGGGCACCTCGCGATGGATAACGCCATCGTCGATCAGATCGCCATCCTGGAAGATTGGGTTTTTGAGTCCCGGTTCCTCGCGCGGACGGGCATCCTTGTTGATGGTGTCGAGATCGAGCTTGAGGTCGCGGAAGGTGCGCTGGCCGTGGAAGGCGACGAAATATTCGCGACCGTCCTCGACCTTGTAGGGCCGCAGTTTCGGCGACGCCCGCTTGGCCACGCGCTTGAGCAATCGCATCGAGGCGCGGTTGCACTTGTCGTTGGTGGAGTCGAGGGTTTGCAATGCGGTAGCAAACACGTTGCTCGAGGCGTTGCCGGTCGCGTTCCCAAACAGCACGCGATCCGTGTTGTCAGTCAGCCAAGTATTGCGCTGCGCGGCTGTGGCCGACTGGAACAGGATGCCGTTGATGCGCTGCCCGGCCGAGGTGTCGATGCTGGCCGGGGCCGACTCCGACGGCAGGGCGTAGAGCGCACCGACGATCTCGTCCCGCTGCAACGACTTGCCCCAGTCGCTGAGCAACGAGCGGGCCTCGTCGAATACCATCGCACTGTCTTTGCGGCGAGCGGACTTGGAGGAGACCACGGCGTTTCTGGCGTAGTCGATCCACAGCCGCATGCCGTAGTCGTCGATCTTTTCTTCGTTGCCGACCAGCGTGCCACTGCCGATCGCGGTGCCCTGCAGCGCCGCCACCAGCGGGATGTTCATCTGGTTGCCGGCCTCGGTGAGTTCGCGGCGGAGCCGGATGATGGCGCTCATGTCCTCGCCCATGTACGGCGAGAACAGATTTTGGCGGACGTATTCCCGGTTGATCTCCTTAGTGAACTTGATGAGGACGTTGTTAGTCTGTGGAGTGCTAAGGGCCATGGCCCTGATCCTTTCCTAGCGACCGGGGCTAGCGCCGCGGGCCGCTTGTCGCGTGCCGGAAGATGGCCTCGTCGGACATGTCCGTGTCGTCGTCGCCCGCTGGGGCGGCGCCGGACGGCGTGATGCCGTTGAGGGATGGGGGCAGGCGGACAGGGGAAGGTTGACGTGAACCGTTGCCGGTCGATGGCACGACCGAGAGGCGCGCGGCAGCCATGGCTTTCGCCAGGAACGCCGGATCTTTCAGAGCCTCGTCCAACAACCGCTGCTTGTAGGCAGCGGGATCGGGACCGACTTCGCGGATGGCCTCACGCTCGGAGTACCAGGCCAGCAGCTCGTCGCCCGGATCGGGCGCGTCCCT